ACAAAACCTTTATTACCTTTGACGGCCCGAAGCAGTCCTCGCGCTTTGTACGCGTCAATGGCGTGCTTGACGTTTTCGCGGTGCGTAAGCAGTTCAAGATTATCCAGACGATTGTCCGCGCGGTCCAAGTTTTTATGGTTAACTTCCATTCCATCGGGAATAGGCCCGATAAACGCTTCCCACATGGCGCGGTGAACGGCAATTTTCGCGTATTTTCCGTCTTTGCACGGGCTGATCCTAATATAATGATCGCGCGCAACATGCGTTTTGACCGGCCTAGCGTTGCTATCGCCAGCCCATGTCTTACCGTGTTTAATGTTGAACGCGGTGGTGATGCTGGTTTTAAGAAAGCCAGCCACCGCACCCAACGCGGCGCCATCCGCAAACATGGCTTTAGCAGCGTCAATCTGCTCGGCGGTAAACAGCTTTCCTCGCGCTACACGTCTAACGCGCGCAAAATTGCTGATTTCGTAAAGGCCTTCATAGCCGCAGACTGGTTTCCAAATCTCCATACCGTAGACATTAAACCCGTATACGTTGGAGGTCAAGCGTGAAAAGTCCCATTCTAGGCAGCGCATACGTCACTAGGTCGGTAAATGCCGCCGACAACCGTATGGTCAATCTGTTTCCTGAAGTTGTGCCGGAGGCTGGTAAAGAGCCTGCGTTCCTTCAGCGCGCGCCGGGCCTTAAATTCTTGCAGACCGTTGGCACAGGCCCCATCCGTGGGCTATGGGCGCACCAGACCAACGGCAGCGATTTCTATGTCGTGTCGGGCAACCAATTCTTTAAACTGACCGGCCTCACAGCCACGCCTACGCTCATCGGCACCGTGGCTGGCACAGGCCCTGTGTCTATCGCGGACAACGGGACGCAGATATTTATCGCGGCCAATCCTTACGGCTATATCTACAACGAAGCTACAAATATGTTTGGTCCGATTACGGATTCAGACTTTGCCGGGGCGGTTACGGTATCGTATCTTGACGGCTACTTTGTGTTTAACGAGCCTAATAGCCAGAAAATCTGGGTCACGCAGTTGCTTGACGGCACCAGCATTGACCCACTGGACTTCGCCAGCGCCGAAGGTTCACCAGACGGCGTCGTCGCTGTTCTGACCGATCACCGCGAACTGTGGGTATTTGGCACAGACACGACAGAGGTTTGGTACAACGCAGGTCAGATTGACTTCCCGCTAGTCCGCATCCAAGGCGCGTTTAACGAACTTGGCTGCGCAGCGCCTTATTCCGTCGCCAAGATGGACAACCAGATTTACTGGCTTGGCAAGGACGCTCGCGGTCAGGGTATGGTTTACCGTGCAGCAGGCTATGTCGGCCAGCGCATCTCGACTCACGCCATCGAATGGCAGCTTCAGGAATACTCGAACATTTCTGACGCGACAGGCTATACATATCAGCAGGACGGCCATAGCTTCTACGTGCTGAACTTCCCTAGCGCCAACACAACGTGGGTGTATGACGTGGCGACCGGCGCTTGGCACGAGCGCGCGGCGTTTTCAAATGGCGTATTTGACCGACACCGCGCCGACAATATGTGCAACTTTGAAGGCAATATCGTTGTCGGTGACTATCAGAACGGCAACATCTACACGTTTGACCTGACCGTGTACGCCGACAACGGTCAGCCCCAGAAGTGGCTGCGGTCGTGGCGGGCGCTGCCGACCGGCCAGAACAACTTACGCCGCACGGCGCAGCATAGCCTCCAGCTTGATTGCGAGACGGGCGTTGGGCTTGTCACTGGGCAAGGTAGTGACCCGCAGGTCATGCTACGCTTTTCTGATGACGGCGGCCACACATGGTCGAACGAACATTGGAAGTCGATGGGTCCTATTGGTAGGTTTGGCAAACGCACAATTTGGCGTCGTCTGGGCATGACACTGAAAATTCGTGACCGCGTGTACGAAGTGTCGGGGACAGACCCGGTACGCATTTACGTTATGGGCGCAGAACTTCTGTTGTCTGGGACGAATGCCTAATGGCATCGGTCCCTCCTAATCCAACGCAGCTTACGCCGCCTCGCGTTGCGTTCATCGACGAGCGCAGCGGCGCGATTAGTCGTGAATGGTATAGGTTCTTTCTATCGTTATTGACCGCTACAGAAACAAGCCAGCAAGACGCGGTAATAACGGTCGATACAAACGCGCTGTTAGCATCCTATGATGCCATGACCGCTGAACTTGCCCAAGCGACAGAAACGCAGCCGCAAGGCGCGTCTGTTAATGATGTAACTGTCGTGCAGACGCAAACGCAAGACGTGGCAGTGTCAGTACCGCCGTCCGATCAAAGCTACTTGGGCGTCATGCAGACTTCGATACAAGACTTGGCGCTTGCACCCCGCGTAGAATTAGGTACAATTGCTACTAAAAATACAGGCGCGTCTGGGTCTTTTACCGCAGGCGCAGTTACTGTCACTGTGGTGGACGGCATCATTACCAAAATTGTTTAAGGATTGACCAATGGCTGTTTATATTAACAACATCATTCCGGCTAAGATTGCTGAAGCCGCGCAGACGACGCAGTACACGTCGGCTGGCGTCCAGACGATCATCGACAAGTTCACGGCCACGAACTACAGCGGCGCAGCAGCAACGATCAGCGTCAACCTCGTCTCGCCTGCGGGCAGCGCGGGCAATGACAACTTGATCGTCAAGACGAAGACGCTCCAGCCTGCGGAGACGTATACGTTCCCTGAACTGGTCGGCCATGTGCTGCCAGCGAGCGGCTTCATCTCCACTATCGCAGGTACGGCTACGTCCATCAACATCCGCGCGTCGGGCCGTCTGGTTAGCTAACGCAAACGGGGTAGCGCCCGCACAGTTTTGGGTGTATACATCCCGCGAAAAAGGATTTTTTTATGGGTCTTCTTAGCGACGTATTAAAAGTTGGTGGATCGCTTGTCGGCGGTCTTCTTGGTGCGTCTTCTTCTAAAAAGGCCAGCAATTCTCAAGAGCAGTTAACCCGCGAAGGTTTGGCGCTTCAAGAGCGTATGTTCAATCGTCAGATTGACTTGCAAGAGCCATTTCGTCAAGGAGGCATGACCGCCCAAAATAAGATTTTGGAACTGCTGGGTATTGGTGGGGATGCCAACTCGGCAGAATACGGCAGCGCAGCCAAGGCGTTCGGCAATGATCAATTCCAGCAAGACCCCGGCTACGCCTTTCGTCAGTCGGAGGGCATGAAGGCACTGGAGCGGTCGGCAGCAGCACGCGGTAGTCTATTATCTGGTAGCGCTTTAAAGGGTATTCAGCGGTTTGGTCAGGATTTGGCAAGCCAAGAATATCAGAACGCTTTTAACCGTTATCAGATTGAACGCTCCGCGCGCCTTAACCCGCTTCAGTCAATGATGGGTTCTGGTCAGTCGGCGGCGAATACGTTGACGGGTGCTGCGGGCCAGTATGGGGCATCAGGCGCCAATACGCTATCCAATATTGGTGACATTCGCGCGTCTGGGTATATGGGGTCGGCTAATGCGCTTAATAACGCTTTAACTGGCGTCGGAGATTATTTTTCGGATAAAGATACACTTAATTCAATTCTGAAATCGCGTCTTCCCGGTCAGACAAACAGCGGCACTTAAGCGGAGATTGTAATGCCTTCCAACCCAAACATCGCACTCAGCTTTAAACAAACGCGACCCCGCAGCCCGTTGGACACCTACGCGCGCGCGCAGCAGATCGTTGCCAATTCAATGGCAGTTGATAAGACGCGGAATGAAGCGAACTCGCTGAGCGCGCTGCGGGATTACATTAAGAGTGGCGGAACGCTGGATACGCCGGAAGCGATGGCCGCTGCGATTAAGGCAGGCGCAAATCCTGAGGCGGTGCGTGGGCTGGCAAGCCAAGGATTTGAGTTTGCTAAAGAAGCATCAGGCAAGAAAACCGATTTTGAAAAAGAACTTTTTAACCGTTTGTCTACCGTCGATGCGGCTGCTGACGATCAGACTTGGGCTAATTGGTTGACTAATTGGGGGGCCACATCTGCGGAACATAAAGCAGACGCAGACGAACTTATGCGGATAACCGGCGGTAAATTTAATCGTAACATTGTCCGTGCT